CTGAAGAAGAAGACCACGGTACAATAGTTGCCGTAGGAATTCCCTCGATACCTGTAAGGTTTGCTCCATCGAAATCGTATTTTGTTGCTTCGTAATTTGACATCTATTATTTCTCCTTATACGTCCAGCCTGTTGTTGCATCTCCTGAGAAGACTAAACAAAAAGCTGCGCCTTGTGTATTGACTACTAGATCAGATGCTGCATTAGCTATATTAGAGCCATTTCTTCCAACAGTCAATGCGTTACTATTAAAATCATAACCCTGATCTACGAATGAAACTTCATCCCCCGTAGCAGGTGAGGCTGGTAGCGTAATTGTTACTGCTCCACCATTTGTATTTACTAAAAGTTGAGCACCAGCTTGAACTGTTTCAGCTGCTGAAACTGCTCTCCAATTTCTTTGTTCAGATAATTTTACAACGTTTGTACCATCAGAATATAATACGTAATTATTTCCTTCACATAAAAGAACACCTGTTCCAGATGTAGTTTTAAAAGTTAAAGTGTAACCTGCATGGTTACATGCATTTTGAACGTTGTAAACTTTTTCAATTGAATCTGGAATTGTAACATTTAAATTTCCTGCTAGCGTACCTGTTAATTTAATAACATCATTTTTACCATTTGATAAAGCACCATTTGTAAAAGTAAGTGCTCTACTAGCATTTGTTACGTTGAAAGTTGTAAAACCACCAATCGCTTGTTCTAGGATTAGTAGGTTAGTATTTGTAATTTGTCCCCAAGTTCCTGAGTTTTCACCAGTTGCTTGTACAGTTAATTTTAAATTAGCTGATGTTGAATTTGCCATAATTTAAATTCCTTATTCACGTTAATTTACTAAAAAATTGAGTTTGTGTCAAACTCATTATGCAGCTACTTCTCTCCATCCTGGAGGCGTAATAGGCGCTGAACCTGTATTTACTTCGTTCCAGATTAAAGCACTACCAGAACCTTGAGTCATAGTCAAGGCATTTCCTGTAACTTGTACATCTACATGAATTACAGCAGTAACAGAGGCTACTCTTGCAAGACCTGAAAGACCTGTAACATCTACTTCTTGTGCTGGAACTGCTACAACAGTTCCTAAGTTTGCAGACATTGCAATGCCTGTTACATCTTGTGGTACATCACCTTGAAATCCTAATTGGCCAGTTGACATAGTAGCTAACTGACTTAATAAATTTGCATCAGGTGCAGGGTCTGCTTGACCTAAAGTTGCGTTAGCAACATTTAAAGTATTAAGAGTTAATGTGGCTGTTCCTGTAGACGCTAAAGTTCCTTCAGCTGCAGTCATTGCTATGCCTGTAGGAGTTGCAGTTGCAAATTGTCCTTCAACACCCCATGCATTTACATTCCAACCTTGTCTACCCCAACCTTGTTGATTAAATGCATCTAGTGATCCTAGACCCATTATAGCATGATTAGTGCTAGCTAATGCATCAGGACTAGCATCTGCTGTGCCTAAAGCACCTGTCATCGCTACTCCAGTTGGAAATACTTTTGATTGAATATCAATAGATATGCTTCCAAGAGCACCAGTTATAGTTTGACCGTTGTTTGTAGAATTTGTTGCAGTGACATCAATTTGAATGGCAATAGTTCCTACATTAAAAGATGCAGAAATACCTGTAGGAAGAGCTGTTCCAAACTCCCCCCACGCATTAATACCCCATTCAAGACGACCCCAACCTGTATTTATTTCACCAGATACTTCAGTAGGTGTTCCAAGAGCACCTGTAAGAGTAATACCCGTTAAAGTAAAAGTAGGGTTAGCTAAATCGTTCCATTGGTTTTGTCCCCAATGGCCTGTACTCCAAGTTCCTGATGCCATAGGATTTTAACTCCTATGAATTAACCAGAGATTCTTAAAATCGCTGCTGTTGATGTAGGCGCTGGAAACTGAATTGTAAATACTCCTGCTGTCGCTGTTTTATCTGCTCCAAAATCTAAAGCTGCAACAGCTGCATTAGTTGCAGTTGCTGAAGTATTGTAGATTAAAGCTCCTCTAGCAGTCAACGTTACACCAGTAAAAGATCTGTCTGCAAAGTCAACTCTTGCGACACCAGCCGAAATAGAAGTTCCATTGTTAACAAGTAAACCTCCACCAGAAGTGTACTGTCCACTGTTACCAACTTGATGTCCAGTCGTAAAAGATGTTGTTGCTGAGTTTAGAGTAGCTGAAGAAGTATAAAGAGCGATCTTAAACTTATCCTGTCCCGAACTAAAGTTATGCTGACCTTCCAATAATTCTTTTTTGAAAGAGTTAGCAATTGCCTGTGTTATAGCCATAGTAGTTTATCTCCTTATATTTATTTACCACCGATACGAGGAACACCAGATTGATATTCATCGCGTCTTCGTCTTCCCATTTGTTCTATCGAGAAGCCTTCTACCACTTGTTTATACTTTCCTTCGTATAATTGCAAGAGATCATTTGGCCCTTTCAAGAATGAAAATGCTTCAACTAAGCATGCATACAGTAAGCCATTGGGAAAATTCTGACTAATGTATGTTTGTGTATTTGTACTCGATAAAGTCTCTGGTTTCAAGATATAATTTAACTGAATAGTGTAAGTAGCATTTGGCGTTGGAGCTAATACTATTGTATCATTATCCCACCAGCTGTAATATTTTGGAACACCTTGAGCATTTGTAGGATTAAATTCTGACATAAAACTTGAATCTCTCCATTGTAAAAATTCTCGATTATCAGCAGCTCCCACTCCATCAGAATCTACTATTTGAGCTGATCTAATTATTAATGTATCAGCAGGTGTATCAATAAATCTTGTACCGGCTATTACCTGAGCTGATACATATTTTTTATTTGCATCAACATCAACATCTCTCATTATTCTTAACTCTGCATCTCTGATAATATCATTCACAATAGAATCAGTTAAAACAGTATTAGACACTTCTGTATAATCTCTAATTTTTTGTACTAGTTCAGCGTATGTCATGATATTGTTACTGTAACCTCTCCTAAATCAGCTTGTGCTTGTCTAGCTGTATTTATAGCTGTTCCATTTTCAGGAACCATGCTATTTGTATTTGTACTAAAAGAAAATGGTGCTGGCAATGTTAAATTTACAGCAATACCTCCACCACCTCCAGATGCAACTGTAAATGTTTGTGGTCTTGCATTTCTTAAACCTTGTCCATCTGCAGTAGTTGGTTTTGGTTCTAGTTGTGGATGTTTTGCTTCAAACTCTGATACATGAACTCTTGATCCATTCCATTCAATAACCATTTCTGTATATGGAAATGCTAAACCAGAACGGTCAGATATAAATTGTGCGTATTTTCCTTTTGCTAAATTAGACATTTGGGTAATAAGTTTTTGGTGTTATAAATGAACTTGAAGGTGAACCATCTTCTTCTAATGCTCTTTTTAATTCATCTTCGTAAAGTAATTTTAATTGTTGAACAAGTTGTGGATTAAATTTTTGTGATAAATAGTATGCAAGTCCAGCTACCATACAAGGCACAAATCTATATGGCACATCTGCTTCATTAGTATAAGCTCCTGCATCTTGAATTCTTTTTACATAATAATAATTAAGTTTGTTTCCAGCTTCAGAAGAACCAGGAGTTAAGTATAAAGTAATAGTTACCTTATCAATAAACCTTTGAACAAAATATTGTGTAGGAGTTCCTGTATTTGTTTTATTTGAAAGACCTTGATATGCAGATCTATTTATTTTTGTTAATGGAAAGTCCGTAGAAGAAGAGTTTCTGTATACAGCTTCTAATACATCATCAACACCATACACTGCTGTTGCATCTGAAGTTCCATCAGTTGTTGATCTAAACATCGTGTATTCTGCTTTTCCTGCAACTAAAGTAATATCATTGTTTGCAACTTCCCAGAAATGCAAACCTCTATTAGCCCATTCTTGAAACATTATATTTAAAGAACGTCTAGCTGTTTTTATGTCATTACCTGAATAGTCAAATCTACCAATTCTTTCATAACCTTCAGTTATAATATCATCAATAGAAAAATTTTTTTCAAATACTGTAGTTCCAGAAGTAGCCATTAAGTATTACTTCCTCCACTATGAAAGACTGTACAACTTGTTATTTGTTCTGTTGTAAATCCTACGTGAACATCACTTTTAAATAATATTCCATCACCTGGTACATCTACTTGGTAAGAATCTGCAACAGCAGGGCTTTTAATTTTTATTTTAATAGTTCCCGCTGCTCCACCATCTCTAACAACTAAATCTCCAGATGTCGCTGTATTTGTAAAATATATTCCGTAAACTCTAGTTCTACCACTTTGAATAGTAGTAGCCTCAGCTTCTGTAAATGTGCTGACTACATCAACTGCCATGATTAACCTCCTATCCTGCTGACAAGTTAGGACCTGAATACTTATCTGTCAATAAAGTATATGCAGAAACATTTGTTTTAGTTTTACAAAAAATTCCTTTTGGAAATAAAATTCCATCTTCAGGAAAATTAAAGTTAACCACATCTCCGGTAGGGACATCTGCTAAAAACAAAGTGTCTCCAGTA